ATTGTGATATTTCCTCTTGCGCCACCAAGTTGATCTATCATTGAAGCCATCTTGGACTCTGGAACGACCCACTCATCTTCGCCACCTTCACCTGCTAGAATCAAGCGACCGCCTGCAGTTGATGGAACGATACCACCAGTTTCCATGCGCCCTAGGTATAGGCGATTTAGGTAACCAAGATTTACGCCTGGAATCATGTTGATAACACCGATTAAGCCGTTAATTGCATCGATTGGCCCATTTAAGAATCCTTCGATAAAGCTCAGAACTCCGTTGATAGCATTCTTGAACACTTGCCCGAGAGCTTCGCCAAAGTTGCCAGCAAAGTTCTTGAAGACATTCTGTAATTTGTTCCATAGGTTCGTGAATAGGTTAATGAATGCGCTGAAGAGTGCGCTCAAGATTAGTGGAACTGCCGTCACTAGTGCTAGGAAGAGCTGAACGCTTGCATCGACTAGCATTCCGATAGTTTTTGGATCAACAAGGAATGCTACGAGATTTGCGATGATTTCTGGCATGGCATCAATTAAAGCAATGATGATTTGAGGAATCGCCTGGACGATTGCGAGCAATAGCTGGATGCTTGCTTGCAAGATTAGTTGTAGGTTTTCAGGTGCGGTGAGAATCTTCACGATATCCAAGACAATAGCGACCAATCCAGAGAGCAAAGATGGCAACGCTTGGACGATTGCCTGAACGAGCGATAGGGTTGCTTGCAGAATTGCTGGTAGTAATGTCTGGAGCAAGATAGGAATTTGCTCTATCAAGATTGGGGCTAATTGCTGGATTAGTAGCGTTATCCCTTCTACGATTGGTGGCAAAATAGCACCAATATTCGTGAAGGCATTGGATAGATTCGTGACGAGAGAATTGATTGCGCCAGTAATGGCTTCATTATCTCCGCTACCGAGTGTAGCCAATACATTCTCCCATGAAGCTTTGACGGCATCCATCGAGCCAGAGATTGTTTGTGACGATTCTCTAGCCGCATTCCCTGCTATATTAAACTCTTCCACCGATGCGTGGATTGCGGCATACATCGTGTCGAGCGAAACCTCGTCTAGGCTCTTGATCTGCTTTCCTGCTACGCCTGTGCTATTGATAAGCTCAATCATGCCCTCTTGGGTTGGCTTAATGCCAAGCTGAAGATTGTCGAGCATGGTGAAATTATTGCGAGCAAGACCTTCGAAGGCTCGGCTGACCATATCTGCATCTGCGCCAGTAGCCGTGACGATATCTCTTTGGTCGGTTAGGGATTGGTTGAGGATATCTACCGCCTTCTGTTGGTCGCCAGTAGCGTTAATCATCGCTGGACCGAGCTTGTTCATCGTGGATAGGTAATCATTCGCATTTAGACCGATATTTGCGAACTGAGTAGATTGCTCTGCTAGATTCTTGCCAATGTCTTCGCCGAAGATTAGCTCTGCGCCACCGCTGAACTGCTCAAAGTTTGCATAAGAATCGAGCGCCGCTTTGCCGATGCCTACGATTGCGGTAGCCGCAGTTGAAGCCGCTCCTGCTATTACCCCGAGCGATGCCTTGCCTGCTACTCCTAGCGCTGATAGTTTATCATCGGATTCTTCGGCTTCTTCTCCAATCTTTGAGATTTGGATTCTAGCCTCGCCAACGCCGTCTTTGAGGTCTTTAGTATTCAATTTAACGAGGTATTCGACCTCGCCGATAGTGTTACTCATCTATTTTTGCTCCTTCTTTGTAAGGGCGCATTCCGTCTTCGAAGGCTTTGTTAGATTTGGATTTGCTTCCTGCCATCGCCGAGTTAAAGCTCGTGCGTGTCGCTGAAGCCTGCTCAATGAGCTTGTTATACCAAACCTTCCTTGCGCCCTCTAATAAGACGAATGCTTTGTCTAAGGTGATTTCGTTGTTCAATATCGCCATCACGCCTGCCCATCCGAAGTAATAGCCGAATTCTGCCGTCAGATAGATTTCTGGCGACACGCTCACGCCATCTTTTCCGCCCTCGACTCGTTTCCTGTAGCGCTCTTGCGCCTTCTTCCAGTCTTCGGGCTTCATCATTTCGGATAATCTAGGCATCGGCGAAGATATCCTTCATGAGCTGTGGCATCTTCTGCGCACCTAGCGTGTGGACGATTTGCTTAGCGATCGTTTTGTCTTCCGTGCCGTCATCGAAGGCTCTGAGATAGACCGCCTCGATTTGCTCGTTAATTTTGCCGATTTTGTCAGTTAATTCGATGAACTCTTTGAATTCTTCGCTATTCGGGTCTATCTTGTCGCCTAGCTTCTTCTGAATCTTCTCGGATTCCTGTGCGAACTTTGCGACTTGGCGACCAAGCGAGCTAATATCCAAAGCTTCGCCTGCGCCGAGCTGACGAACTTTAAGCTTCACTCCGTCTTCGGTGACAATGGTTTTGGTTTCAAGATATTTGTCGATTGATAATTTATACATTTGATATGATTCCTTATATTATTTGATACTTCTATTGTTGAATTGGCTCGTGGGCTAGGTTTTGTGTGGTAAAATTAAGCAAAATAACAACGAAAGGAATGCTATGCAGAACGAAAACCTCCGTGGTCATGATGGTGCTCAGTACATTCGCCAACAGAAGGGTCATTCTTTGATTCTTCACATCTTGCTATGTTGCGTTGGTATAGGGCTATTCACGATTCCCTACTACTCCATCTCGAAGAACCACTACTGGCACGCTTAGCCAGTCAAAAAACCACCTCTCGGGGTGGCTTTTTGGTTCATAGAACTAGGCTTGAACTGGAATGGTTGCGCCAGTAGCGACATCCCATTCGCTCTTCTGCGTAAGGTCGCCTGTGCCGAAGCGCATAACGCCGTTTGCGGTCTTCTGAGCGTTGAAGGTGATTGGTAGCTCGAATGCGCCGTCTGTTGAGAGCGTTGCGCTGACATTCTTGATGATATAGGCGGCGAAGATATGGATATCGTCATTGTCCGAATCTGCGCAGACCTGATGGAAGTTAATCTCGTAGGTCTGTGAAGTCGAGCAGTTGCTACCGCCGAGAACCACATTGCCAGTCGTTCCTTCGCCTGTTGGAGCGTTGTAGGCATCTGGGAAGATGACCTGCAAGTAGTCCATGTTAGGGAGGAAGATTGTGGCTTCTGCGGTTGCCTCTTCTATACGGCCATTTGGCACGGTGAATGTTCCAGCCTGGGTTTCAGTTTCTGTCGTGCCTTCGGTGTAGGTGATGGTGATTTCACCAAGAAGCTCGGCATCGATGAGTGTCGTGCCGATGGACATTTCCCAGTTGCCAGCCGTCAAGGTCTTGGTCTTTGTAACAGCCATTTAATTCTCCTTTAATAGTAGAGTGTGCCCGTTGCCGAGTAGATGATTCGTCCTTGCGAGTCTAGGCCATAGTTTGAGATTGAGCTTGGTGGCATGATAGTCACATTGCTGAATCCCTCTGTGATGGTCTGAGAGCCGTTTTGAACGCTCGGAAGGTTGCAAACTACATAGTTGTTGTTAAGTAGGTCTAGAATCGCTTGTAAGCGCTTGTAGCCATCGACATCATCGTTCCCTCGGCTATACAGCTCGAACTGGACGACATTTCGTCCGCCTCGCTCTTTGGTCTGCCCTATATCTGCGATATAGATGCCGACTTTGTCGAGCGTGAGCTTCTGCCAGAAGAGGTTTTGGTCGATGACCCCTAGACCGTTGTTTTCGATGAACTTCAGAAGGCTAAGTGTAATCATTTGATGAACTCCTTGATTCCTCTCTTCGATACTGCATCGCCAGATTGCTTCAGATAGTGCGCATGAGTTCCAGGGGTGGTGTAGTTGCGCACGATTCGGCGACCATCGCCACCAAACTCCTGATATCTTGCGTAGGCTAGACCTTTGCCGTAGCTGACCGCCATAGTGTTCTCATCGATTCGTTCTATACGAGCGCTTCGAGCCAGGTCTTTTGAGTCCTTTGGCACTACGAGCTGTGAGGTGTTCTTAATCGATTGGCACATGGCTTCAGCGGCTTTGAGTAGGTCTGCGCCAGTCTGACGAAGCCAGTTCTCAGAGTAGTCTTTGATCGTGATAGAGCCGATAGTTGTTCTAGACATAATCCGCCCTTTCGAGCGTGAATGTCAGATGCTCGACCAAACCGTTGTCGAAGTTCTTGCCTTCTGAAACATCGCTTATCTGGTAGTAGATTCCGTCTTTGCAGATTCCCTGCCCTACAAGCTCTGAGTAGTTCCAGCACTTGTAGTCTTCAGGGTGTGCGTGAAGCGTGGATGTTGACTGTCGGATTTCGATGTTATTTCCAGTAGAACTTGACGACCTGAGCTTGAAGATGCCCTTGAGGGGTGTTCTGTTCGTGATTTGGTTGCCGTAGACTCCACCACGGGTGATGTTAAGGAATTCGTAGTCTTCTTCAGCGAATACTTCGAATACTGTTGGTGTCATAGAATCTCCTATCTTCGCAGATTGTCTTGCCTGGGCGAATCCGTCCGCACTTGGTATAGCTACGAAGCGTGAAGAGATTCTGAGCGACTAGGTTCTTCTCGATATCCGCATCTTCTCGGAAGCTAATGCTATAGTCCTCGACCTTCTTTGACGATACGGTCGGGTCATAGTGATTGCGCACCGAGATTGCTTTGAAGAAGTTTCCGATTACGAACTTGAGGTCGGCAGGAATCTCCCCATCGCCCTCATCGGTTGATGGGAAGAGTTCCTCAAGCGTTGCGCACAAGTAGCCCTCTATCTGCTTTTCAGCGACCTGAATCAAGGTGTCGAAGTTCTCGAACTCTTGGTCGGTCAGCTCTCTGCCGATGAGTGCCTGAAGTTCATTTGCTGTGATTTGTGTGAACGCCATTTAAGCCTCCTAACTAAGCCTGTGCGTTGTAACCAGCCGCTACACGGTTGCCGTATAGAGAACCAGCAACGGAGCGCTCGACAAGCATAGCATCGGTGTTGTAGTCGAGGTCGAAGGCGGTGCGAACCATTTCGTTGGTGCTGAAGAGAGCATAGCCCTGGTCTGCGTAAGCGATGACATCGTAGTCTGCGCCAACCATTTCGTCCATCTCGAAGATGACCGTATTTGGGAAGAGGGTGCTTGCGCTTGTGCCTGGGGCGATTAGGTAAGTACCAGAGTCAGTCTTGGCGATTTCGAACTCGCTCAATGCGCCTGGTTCGACAATGACAACCTTGCGACCACCGTTGATAGCACGAACCTGAGCGAGCGTTTTCTTGATTTTGTCGTAGATGTTGTCATCTGCGCTGTAAGTGACAGCGTTAGCGACAGCGTTCTGATATGCGCTGTTGCCAGCGATATCTGCGGCCATGCTCCAAAGACCACGAGTGCCATCGAAGACACGGTAGTCTGCGCCAGATTCTGGCTGAGTGCGACCATCGCCGAGGATTGCGCCGAGGGCGATTTCGTTAGCTACACGAGCACCAAGCTCTTCGACACGGAAGCGAAGCAATTCGCCAGTTGTATCGTCCAAGATGTCCTGTAGGTCATAGTCTTGGCGCTTGTAGACCAATTTCTGCTTGAGGTCACGGCGAGTGCTCGTAACGGTCTGAACAGCCTTCTGATCGCCTTTCTTGTGACCCTTAGCACGGATGCCTTCACCTTCACCGCCGAATGCATAGAGAGCTGCAGCTGGGGCGTTGATGTTGCGGAAGGTCGAGAGAATCGAGCCTTTGTCTTCCCAAGTCTTGAAGAAGATGCTTGCGATTTCGGTTGGCAAGATTGCATCACCAGTAATGCCCTTGCTTGTAAGGTGAGCCTTAAGAACGGCTTTGGTAGCCTCTGCGCTCTGACCCTTAGTGTCGATGATGGCTTTCTTGAAGACATTCATGTAGTCCTTAGAAGCCAAGTAGTTCTCGGAGGTAGCTTTGACTGCGACTGCTGGAGTTGCGATAGCTTCCTTTGCGATTTCTTTGTCCATTTCGGATTCCTCTTTAGTTGATTCTTCGGTCGTTTCAGCTTCGGATTCTTCGGATTTCTCTTCTTCCTCTGCTACGGATTCGCCTTCCGTTTCGGTGGCTTTTTCTGCCTCGGCTTCAGGTTCGGATTTCTCCTCCTCTTCTGCCTGTTCTTCGGTAGCTTCTTCTACTTCAGCTTCGGTGGCCTCGTCAGCCTTGAGAGTGACCTCTTTGCCGTCTACAATGGCCTTGAATGAGCCATCTTCGTTGCGCTCGACAAGCTCGATGCCTTCGACAGATTTGACTGCCAATAGCCGGGCTTCTTTGTTAGCGCCACGAAAAACCACAGACACCTCGATGATTTCGGCGTTGCTGATTTCGCCTGAGTCTTGGTTGTAGTCGAAGTCTGCCATCGTGATGCTGAACGCATTGTCGAGATGGCCTTCCTCGATTAGCTGAAGGATTTCCTGAGCTTCTTCTCTTTTGCTGATGCCTGCCTCGAAGATCAATTCGCCATTCTCGAAGTAAGCCTTGCGGACACTTCCGATGACATCTTTGACATCGAAGGAGTGATTCAGCATTAGGGGGATGTCGACATTGTCGACTCCGTCCGCCTTGATGTCGCCAGCGATAATCTCGCCACCGCCCTTGAGTGGGAGGCGCAAGCTTGCTGTGTCGACCTTCTCGTAATGGCGGTCTTGCTCAGCTGAAGATGCTACGAAGGTAATGGTTCGCTCTTCTGCCTCTTTGCCCTCTACGGACTTAATAAGACATTTGAGCTGTGCCTTTTCCTTTGGCATCTTTGCTCCTTTGTTTAGTTAGCGACAACGCTCATTTGAGCATTGTTGTCTGATTCCACTCTCTGTCGCTCTCGTGTGGCGAAGAAAATCAAAAAAATCCAAAATTGTTGTTGACATATCGGTATGACTGATATAAAATAGAATCATAACAACAACGAAAGGAGAATATATGAAACTGCGCAATAGAAAGACAGGCGAGATAAGAGAGGGGCGAGTTGAGGTTATATTCCAGAACAACGACAAATTCCCAAATCCATTGGAGCGACACGTAGTTGAATCGTTTGCCGAACTCAACGCCGATTGGGAAGAGTTCAAAGAACCAATAATTAAAGATGAGAAAATTCGCAAGATTGTTCGAGATTGGGCAACATTCAACAAGATTTTGAAAGCATGTATTCATAAACCAGACGGCAAGGACTATTGGTATAAGGTTCTGGGGAATGATAAAGAAGCAAAGTGTGCTTGGGCAATCTACATTCACGCATCGTATTCAGAAACGGTTAGCGAGGATTACAACTGTGATGGGCCTATGATTCCGATCGCCGAACTTTGCGGAGAGGAGGAAGAATGCGAGAGATAGAGTATAGAGCGTGGGATAACACTAACCAAGAATGGACACTCAATATTATGGAGTGTGTGTCATCTAGCCGTGGGGACATCTGGCTAGAACCAGCGCTTAAAAGTCATGAGGTCATTATCGAACAATACACAGGCCTTAAAGACAAGAACGGAAAGAAGATATTCACGGGCGATATAATCGAAGCCTCTATCGATGGCGTTTGGGCTGCCGGGAATGCCGTATGCTTCGGAAAGAAAAAGTGGAAGCTTGAGGTTATCTACAATGATATTCGGTTTATGGATGTCTTCAGGATTATTGGCTCAAAGAACGCCCCAGACCGAATCTACTACTTATTCGATAAAGAGCTGTCCGAGCTAGAGGTCATCGGCAACATTCATGAGAATCCAGAACTCCTGGAGGCAAAGGATGTCGACTGAAGCACAGAAACGAGCCTCAGCGAAGTATGATGCGAGCAATACTGTCCGCATCACCCTGAAGCTCAATAAGAAGACCGATGCCGATATAATCCAGAAGCTCGAATCCGAGCCGAATAAGAATGCATATATCAAGGCAAAGCTCAGAGCATGAAAAAGCCGCCCCGAGAGGCGGTCTTTTTCTTTGGCTAGTCGCCCTTGTGGTAGTCGCTAGAACTCTTTACGAGTGCTACACCTAAGACGGTATTCAGAGCCGCTACTATGAGCTGAATCGTCTGGTCGATTTCTGTGCCGAAGCCGAATCCCCAGATTTTGCTCAAGCCGACATAGAGGGCTTGGATGAGTGGCAGAATCACGATCGCTACGATTTTCAAAATGTCGTAGGTTTTATTCGTCATTGGAATCATTACATTTTTCTCCTTTGCGTTATTCTCGATTTCTTGCATCTGTGCCTGAATCTTCGCCAGTTCTTCGTCCGTCAAGCCACTTGGATTGTCTTCTGGGCTTATTACAGGCTCGTCCTGTGGATTTTCTGGCTCGACTGGCTCGATTACTGGTTCTGGGTCTTTTGGCTCGTCTGACGGCTTTTCTGGGGCTTC